AGCGAATCATCGACTAGCTTGATTGAGAATGCACCGCAACCTGAGCATTGAGCGAACCATTCGTGTTCGGTTAGCTCTGCTCCCTTAGTGATGAGATGCTCCCTGCGCCCATCACCGTAAAGCTTCTTGCAGATTGAGCAGTCAAATCGCAGCAGTGGCATATTCGCTCCTGACCAATGTTTCAATAGGATTCAGATTGGCTTGATCGACCCACCAGGAATCCTGACGTGGATTCTTGAACCGCTTACGTCTAGCAAAGGCTACTGGAAGCCAGCCGGCTATGTGATAGACCGGCGACTTGCCGACTACTAACACTGCGATGTCAGTCTCACGATCATTCGGATAGACGATGAGATTGCCACCGACGTATGACGTCCAGCGTACTTCTAGCCCTTGACCTACATCTGCTCCTCTTTTGCCGTTTGAGACGTTGATGTCATAATCAAGGCCGAAGTATCTGGCCACAATCATTTCAGCTCCCAGAGATTCGGCGTATTCCGTTACCTGTTCGTGATTGTTTAGCTTGGAGTTGTAATGAATCGTTGTTCCAAGCTGGCCACTGTAGGAGAACACCACATCGACTGCTCGCTTATGGATAGCCCATTCATCAGCCGCGCTGATTGTCATTTTCTGCATTTGCTACAGAACCAGAGAATAGGCTCACCAGAGACATCGCGTTGATAACCGGCACGATCTAGAATCTCGATGCGCTGGCACTGATCGCACTGTCCACACTTAAACTCTGCAACGATTTTGCCATCAATCAGAGTTCGGCCAATCATTAAATCAACGTCAATCATCTCAGTCACGCGGCTCATTGTGTTGCCATCACAATCATCGCAACAAATAGAACGCATTGAAATAACACCAAGATTTGAATTAGGCGTTTTTTTGTCATACCTGTGGCCTCCACTGTCCATCAGATCCGAGCATGTACCAGGCTGGCGCACACTGCTTCGCCTTAACCTTTTCGGAGCACATATAACCGCCCCAGCCTTTTCCAGTCTTAGCGGTTCCTTCTCGCCAAATCATGTGGCCATGAGAACACAGAGGAGCAGCAGCTACTTGAACGCCACCTAGTGTCTCTTTGATGGTGTCAATAGCTACTCCAAGCGTCGGAATGCCTGCCTCTTCTGCCTCTTCACGTGTCTTAAACGATGGCACGTCGCCGTGTTTAGTGTTCCAGTAGTCATAGGCAACCGCAGAATCTTGAACAATCTTCGGATCGATTCGCTCTACCTGTTGCATATTCTGAACCGTAGGCCGCTTATCTGTTCCTAAGACAAGCCCTGCGCAACGGCCTATCGCGGACGTGCATGTATCTTCTATAAACCATTTTTTCATCTGGACGTTATAGGTGTTCACGTTGCCGAATGCGTAGTCGATGCCTGCTGGCTCTTGATCTTCGTAGTTGCGATAAATACGGCACTCGACTAGGACGTAGCCCTTTTCAAGATTCACGTCCATGATTGATGTGTGGATTTTGCCTGTTGGATAGGTAGCCCAGAATCGCTGAATGCGTGCAGCTACATCTTCATAATTATCTAAGAAGCTCACTTAGCCACCGCCTGAGATGATGCGTGACGGCCAACGGCCTTGCCTCGCTGATAGCCGTCTTTGTGGCCTTCTTTGTAGCCCATTGTGTAGCTCACAATCGACCATAAAATACAGGCCAGACACATAAACAAGAATAAACCGATTTCACTTGATGTCATTTTTTGCTCCCGTGGGAGCCTTGTCGAATGCTCCCAGATATAGAGTGACATCGATGGCCGACATGGTCAAGAATCAAGCGTATTTTTCGGCGTGTCCTCGCTCTGTTTTTGTTTCGCTTTAAGTCCATTACCTGCCAGGACGCCGCCAAGTGAGCCAGTTAAAAATATGGCAAGCGTTTTAAGTAGATCAATAAAAGCTGCGTCGTTAGGTGCTTGACCACCAATTGGCTGCGTAACAAAAATGAGCGCATAGGTTATGCCTAGCGTAACAATTAAGAATACGGCAGCTAGTGTCGATCCAATAATAAGAATAAGCTGCGCATGAACGTCTTCTGGACTACGGCGTCTGGCCGGCCTCTGGATAGAATGATCCAATGATGTCTTCAGTGCAAGTTCCAGTAGCGATGCACGCTGGCTTCTGACATTCTGGTTTCTCCCAGTTTTCATAGACTTGGCACTCATATCTAACCGAATCTCCTAAATTGCAGGAAGATAAGGCTAGCAATAACAAGCCCAGCCCTATCCACCGCCACACTTATTTCTTGCCGAGTCCGTAAGCTGCATCTTTTGGATTAAGAAACTTGGCCGCCGGGGCTAATAGCCCAGCAAGAAAAGCATTGACCAAGACTTTTGGATCCGAAATGCCAGACATATATAGAGCTGCAACGGCCGAAATTGAAGCCCTCAACCAAGATGCTCCTGCTGATTTTAATTCCTTCATTTTTTCTTCTCCTTTGGCTTTGCCTGTGGAAGTGGCTCAACCACTGGATATTCTCCAGCATAAGCAACAAGCTTTGGCCTAGCGAAACCAACAATCTCCTTGCCGATGTAGCGTTGCTTAACCATTACCATTCCGCCGTTGCGCTGATCTCCAGTGCCGGACGTGTTGCCCTCTATGCAGAGAACGCTGGTCTTGCCTACCTTGACCACAATACCGATGTGGCTGATGCGATCAATGCCATCGTGTGGAAAGTCCATAAAGCATAAATCGCCAAGCTGCGGCTTATCTTCAATCCAGCGTCCAAGCTCTTTCATCTTATGAGCTCCGGCAGCCGTTGAAACCATTGATGGAATCTTGACGCCGGCAGTGTGAAAGACCCAGTTGCAGAAGGATCCGCACCAGGGCAATCCATCGGCTTTTGTAAACTTGCCGTACTTTGTCAGATTCTCGCCAGTCTCTACCGTGCCGACTTCAGCTAGTGCGACTTCGATAATCCGTGCAGCAGTGCCTTCTGGATATTTGTTCACTTGCCCAGTTTTAATCCTGCAGGTATTGGCTTTGAGTATTCCCATTTGGCTATGTATGAAATACCATCACCATCATCTTCAAGACGAATAACAGAATCCTTAAAATCTTCTAACTTCAATTCTGGATAAGTTTCAGAAATAACTTCATATAAGTTCATTTATGCTCCTAAATAATCAACTTGGAAAAAACTGCATTGATTGACGATATTTAATGCACCGCCTGAAGTTTGATAAGTTTGAGCAATAACAAAATCATTTGCTGCAAGATTAAGAATAAAAGTGGTTTGATGTGAAAAATTATCTACTGATGAACCAGGGCCTTTATACACAATAGTGCCTGAGCCTGATGTGGCATTTAATAAATAGAAAATATCTCTCTCGCCTGTGCCGTTTGCAGCATATTCAAGTTGAATAAAAAACTTGTAATAGCCTGCCGTTGGAACTGTAATTCTTTGATTATTGGTCACATTGTCGTGAAAAGAACTGGTATCAATCAATTCGCTGTCCCAAGTAATGTTTGTATATGTTGAACTTGTGACTGATTGACTTGCAGTTTTTGTCAATCTAGCAATCTTTGGGCTACTACTTGCAGGCGTAGCCCATTTTACTTTATATGGGCTAACTGTTGTATCTGCCGTTAATACCTGGGCAGTAGTGCCAATAGGCAGGTTATCGTAAGTGCCTGATCCTGTACCGACAACAATGTCACCTGCTGCCGTGATTGTTGTTGCCATGTCGTTTGTGATTGTAACTGCTCCTGATGTACCGCCGCCAGAGATTCCTGTGCCAGCAGTCACGGCAGTTATGTCACCGACGTCATTTGTGATCCATGTGAAGTCCATGTCGGTTGCACTTGTCTTGGACAAAATTTGACCAGTTGTGCCACCTTTTAATTCAGCCATAGATGTATCGACGGCCTGTCCGAATGTATTGAAGTCTGCTGGGAGATTTGTTACGAGACTAGCGCTCGTCGGCATGACCCAGCCGAAGTTCGTAGTTGGATTTGCGATGGGAGTTTCCTTTCCTTAGTTCACGACTAATGCGTCTGCATAGTCAAGTGTAGGACTGAGTGTGTTAAAAGTTTCGGCGACACTTACATCTTGCCATTCCATCGCCTGGAGTGAGAATGGCAGTGGCGAGACAAGAAGAGTCACTGCGAGTTCATTGTAAGAAGCCTGGAATCGCCAGCCCTCAACGAAGCCCAAGAAGTTTCCGGATTGCATATTGGCCGGAAGATTAGCTAGTGAAATCGGCTGACCCATAAACACGTTGATAAGAGCGTCACGATCTGCATCATCGACTTCTGGATTTGTCAATGCAAAGGTGATGGATTCAAGAAATGCCTGTGGCTGAGCTCTTAGGGTCAAATAGAAATCGGCTTGGTCGCTTGCGTCGGCTGCGTGCTCTAGCGAAGTCGTAATCTGTTGCGCTAATTTTCCATAGAGTGCGATTGAAGCTGCATCGGTAGCCGTCTCTGTTCCAGACTTCCAGACGATGGAGACATCGTTGCGAATATCTCCGGCCTTAGTCTGAATCTTAATTCCACGGCCTAGAGCTTGATTAGCGTCTAAATCTGTATAGCCGTAAGTCGCTAGATAGATTGAACGATGTGTCGAATCAGCATAGGAGATAAGTCCGGACGCGTCCTCGTATAAATAACCAAGTCCAGAAGTTGCAAGGTCGGCCACTAGATTCCAAGTAATTGTCTGATTAGATCCGCGATTGGCCAGCTCATAATTGCCTGGACGATCTATCTCTCCGAGTCCAGTATTTTCAGCAGTAGCCCATGTTGTAGTTGCTGGAGTGTAATTCGCCCACGTAAGAGCTGCTGGAACTTCTGACCAGTTATTGACGAGTAAATCCTCTAGGATTGTATAAATCTGGTCGCCGTCGAAATCCTTAGACAAGACGCCCAGAGTTAAGGCCTTCTGGAGCCTTGAGAGGGCTCCTAGAGCGGTGATTGTAACTTCCTGAGTG